GCCATCTCCGCCCGTTGCGTTACGACCAATTTCCCCAGCGCCTACGCAAACAACATGGATTTCTCCAACGCCATCAGGCACGACAAAGCTATAGTCTGTAGTTGGCTCTATGCCACTACCAAAAAAATCGGTGTAACTTGTTGTGTCCTGATTATTTAAATTGCTAAAGTCTTTTATATAAAAAGCCGCCTCGCCAGGAACGGGGTCGAAACCGCCAGCACCCGCCGCAGCCTGGATAGCTTTAATTGAAGAGCGGCTCACGCTAAACCCAGCCCCGCTGCAAATCCGTACCAGGTAGTACCACCGTCATGGGTGATGAATACAAGGTAATCCACCGCGCTGGCAGTAGCCGTTAGCGTTGGCGCTGTGGCTGCAGGCCAATCTACTGCGGTAGGCCATGTAACCACAAAGCCAGATGCGCTGGCGTCTTGCACCAGCTTCAAGGTAAACGCCGAAACCTTACCGCTAGAGGCGGGATTGCTGAACGTGAACGTAGTGTTTTCTGTCAGCGTGTGGCTGAAGTTAGTGCCATCTTGGAGGTTTACGGTTGTTGCGTTGCTCGTTGATGTGACGGCCGTATACTCCTCAGAGATGCCGTTATCAAACGTAACTACGCCGTTAGCGTCAGCAGTAACCGCCTTGCTCGCTTCGCTTGTTCCCAGTGCAGTAACGTCGAGATAGTTAATCTCTGCGGTGGTGGCTGTAACACCATCTAGGATGTTCAGCTCCGCCACAGTAGAAGTAATGCCGGCGAGGGTGTTGATTTCTGAAGCGGTCGCCGTAACGCCTGCCAGAGTGTTGATTTCCGATGTGGTAGCCGTAACGCCATCGAGGAGGTTTAGCTCAGCCGCTGTGGCAGTTAGCCCCAGGTTAAGCAGCGCAGTTGCAGCGCTGGTTAAATCTGACAGGTTTGATGATTTCGCCAGAGCGGTAGACACATTGAACGTGCCATACGCAACAATGGAAATCTGATCCCCGGAAACCGCCGCGCTACCCAGGACAACCGTAGATCCGTTGGATGCCGTGAAGTCAGTTTCTGCGAGCTTGATACCGTTCATGTAGACATCTACATAGCCGGGGTCGTAGGTAGCCGGGAAGGTGGTTGTGGATCCGGTGTACGATCCAGAGCTGGTGCCGACCACATACTCTGCCCGCTCAGAAGTGCCGTTTACGGATGAGCCGGCGTTTTGGAACCCGGAGCTCCCGTACACCTTCATAATGTTTGTGCTGGTGTCGAACCACAGATCACCCGTGGTCGGGCTTCCTGGTGCTGTTGCAGAGATAAAGTAAGTTTCTGCGAAGCTGTTTACGTCAGTAATGTTCGTCGCGACGGTATTGACGTTAGCGATGTTCGTAGCGACCGTTCCGACATTCCCGCTAGTAGCGTAATACTTGGCCGAGTAATCAACTCCGTCTACTGTGCCGGTGGTTTTAGTCGCCCAGTCCTCTGCCAATGTGGCTGACGCAGAAGCATTAGTCTCACTCGCCCCAGCGTTTGTCTCACTGGTCGCGGCATTGGTCGCGCTGGTCGCGGCCGCTGTGGCCGATCCTGCTGCCGCAGTAGCGCTGGTAGCGGCATTTGTCTCGCTAGTCGCCGCCGCCGTTTCGCTGGCCCCGGCGTTAGTTTCACTCGTTCCAGCGTTAGTGGCACTGGTTGCCGCATTTGCTTCGCTGGTAGCCGCATTTGTCTCGCTAATCCCTGCGGCAGTAGCCGATGAAGCCGCCGCTGTCGCACTTCCAGCAGCCGCAGTTTGACTGGCCGCAGCAGCCGTCGCGCTAGTGGCCGCGTTAGTTTCACTGGTGGAAGCCGCTGTCTCACTTGCAGCCGAATTCGTTTCGCTCGTGCCGGCATTAGTCTCAGATGTTGCCGCGTTGGCTTCACTGGTCGCCGCATTAGTGGCAGACGTAGCCGCCGCAGTAGCACTAGATGCCGCCGCGTTTTGGCTGGTTAATGCCGCCGCCGCACTATTCGCGGCCGCAGTAGTGCTCGGTGTGATATACGCCAGGGCCGCGGCCTCTGCCGCAGCAATAATTACCGTCTCAGCATAGAGCTTAGTAGTAGCGTGTTCATTCGCAGTTGGAGTTCCTACGGGTACAGGGTCAGAAAATCCTTGGCCGGAAGCCACTGGCGCTGGGAGCTTGTCGAAGGCAGATTCAACGTAGTCATACCGGGTGTTGATGTCTGCGGCTCGCGCCAGCTCACCGGCCTGTAGCGCCGTCAGCGTTGGTACATAATTGTTAGGCACTTCTTAGCCTCCGTATCACCGTATGAGTCTCCTGGGAGAGTAGTGAAGGGTTACCCCGTGAATCGTGTGAGTAGCACTCTCACTGCCGTCAGTGCCGATATAAACGCCCATGTTTGAGCCTGTTACCGACACCCTTATCTTCGCGTCGTTCGAGTAAGCCGAGCCCCAGGAGAACTCGTTCCACTCACTGACGTCCCACAGGGATCCAGGAGATGTGTACAAAAGAGGAGATGTGCCGGCAGACTGATTGCCCAAGCCATACTCCGTTGTCGCTCTGACCACTACTTGAATGGGCGATCCCTCGACACGGATATCGGGCTGTACCAGCCGGTATCGCTTGCGGATGGTCGGGCCTTGATAAGCAGTGAAGTTGGTCAGAATGAATGAGTAGATATTGCTGGTGCCGAAGCGGTAGCCAGTATCCATCTTGTAGACGTTGCCATCGTCAGCACCGAATACCGAAATCTCTGTTTCTGTTTCGTCAATCGCAGAAGCAGCGCACTTCACCTCATGGGGAAACCGGGTCTTGGTAACGCCTACTAGATCCGGGCCATTGAAGGTGAAATACAAGCCATTCTGGCCGTTGAACAAACGATACTGACCCCCTGCACGATTAAGCACCGCGACACTGTTGGTCGTGAAATCAGAGATCAGCGTCTTGACCTTCCCGGACAATGACGCATAGGCGAAGTTACCGTATTGCTGTGCCGCCGCCAGGCTCATTAAGCCCTGCCGATCCAGGCCAATTACCTGACCACCAATAGACTGCATGGTGCCCTTGTAAGTGCCTGCCCTGTTTAGATCGTCAAGCTGCCAGTCCGCAGCAGATGAGCCGTACAGTGACTTGGTGGAATCCTCGCATCCAACAATCAATGCGCTCGAGTGCTCTTTGAGATTAGTAAGCGTGTCGCCAACCGCGATCTCAGCCGCACCGCCAGCCACCGTATAGCCATTCGGGTTGCCTATCTCAGAGATATGGAGGGATGACTGGATGCCGAGCACAAGGTGCTTCTTGTATCCAACCACCAATGATGGGTTGTCCTGGGTGGCACCAGTGCTAATCAGGGTAAAAACAGAGCCATCAAACTCAGTCGCCTGATCGATACCATTGACGATATACATTTTCTGGTCATCGTCCTGACCACCAAAGTTGTAATTGGCAAACCGGAAATCACCGTTCAGCGACCACGTTTTAGCCGCATTAACTTGCGTCCAGCCCGAGGCAGTCGCCTTGTACATCCTGGCGTTCGTGCCATCTTCGCGGATTGCGTAGACATCGCCCTGGTAAATATGGACGCCTTTGACGGGGCCAGTGCCGGGTACGGACTGAGATGCCGTTGATTGGCCGTCAAACAGCTCGTAACCAAAAATACGACGATACCCACCGTTAGGTAGGCACTCGTAATTCGCGACGTCTACGAGCTCTCCAGGGCTCAGAGAAAGGGGTGGAGCTTCCTGGTTCAAGCCACCGGCCGCAGGAAAATACTCGAGCTGAATACTCATGCAAGCGACTCAGGCGCAACAATGCGCGCAAGCTGGTCGCGCTCTAGGTCGGCAAGCATCTCCTCAAAGTAAAGGAAACCTCGCTTCTCGAGCTCCGGGGCTTCGTCAAATTGGGCGTAACTCTTCAATGCCTCATAAACAATCAGCATATGGTAGCGACTGGGTAACCCTGGGGCGTCCGTGGTCGCTGACATCGAAGTGGGCACCTTGTAATACTCGTAGGTGACAGTTTTGTTTGCTGTCGGCTGCGCGTTAAACAACAACACACC